CCTGCGCCGCTGTAATTTGCTGTATAACAGCCATTATTTATCTTTCTTTCTAGATCGGCCCTTGCGGGGCGCTTTAGGCTCGGCCACTGGCTCGGCCTTGGCCTTTGTTTTCGGTTTTGGTTCCTCGACGCTGGCATCCAGTTGGGTAGCCACGCCAAGAGCCTGTACGTCAGCAGCCTTGAGCGTCTTACCGGCAATCGCCAGTAAGCGCCCGTCCTGCTGGCCGGACTCCCCGATCAGGGAACCATCGTCAGCCACCACCACTCGTTCATCGAACGTGTAGGTGCGCTTGGCTCCGGTCCCCTTGATGTTGACTCTCAGCATGTGGCTACCCTCCTGAATTCCTAGACGCCGGTGACGGTTGCGAGCGCGCTAGCTCGGAACCAGACCATGGCGACCCGCATCGTGGCTCGAATGGTGACTTCGCCCTCGGTGAACTGGGTGCCAGTCCAGCCGGTTTCGATGTCAACGCCGCGCCGCACGAACAGACCCGAGTACCCCTGAAGGTCGCCCAAGCTGATCGTGTTTTCGGTGGCGGCGGTCGTCTCGACTACCGGCAAACCGAAGATGGTGATCGGCGCTGAAGCTGAAGGCGGTCCCCAGATGTAATTGCCGTTCACGTCCCTGAGCAGCCGGATGGCTTCCCAGTCAGATGGGTGAACGAACACCACTGTCGGGTTAGCAAACCCAACCGCGCGGCACTTGCGAATTGACTTGTAAATCGCGTCAGGGGTCGGGTCGCTGCCCTTGGCCGTAGTGTTGATGCCGCTGACCGAGTTCAGCCCTTCAAGATTCGGGGCACTGCCGTTGCCAGTAAGAATCTGACTGTCCAGCCTCGCGCGGATCATGTAGCTCAGTCTCTGGTTGATGTAGTCCCGTACGCCACCTACGTCAGAGAGCTGCTCGTCGGTAACCGGCAGGGCGACCGCGATCTTGCGAACCGTGCTGGTCGTCTCGGTCAGCGCGAGTGCAGCCTCACCGAACGCCGCGCCTTCTGAGGCTTCAGCGGCATTGTTGGTGAAGGTGGATTCGAGCATGTAGACCACAGCAGCTTGCTCGGTTGTGAAGAAGGGCACATGGTCCGCAACTGCTATCGGACGCTGTGCGGACAGCACCGCGTCGTCCAGCCGCAGATTCTCCGGTGCCCAACCCGCGGATGTCGTCATCAGGGTCTTGAGTTGGTGGGCGTCGATGTCCATGCGGGCCACCGGGCTTCCGCCGCTGCCACCCTTATAACCCTTATAGGCTTCACTCTCGACGAAGAAGTCCCCAAAACCTTTCAACCGCTGGCCTTCTGGCTGGGCCGGTTTCCATGTCGGCTCGGTGGCATCCTTCACACGCTTCTCAGCACTCGCGTGCTGCTTGGCAGCCTTCTGCTGGTCGTCCACCCATAGACCGAGATCTTGCGCTTCTGCGATGAGCGCCTGCTGGTGCGCGGCAACCTCATAATCTGTGGCGGGCTTGCCATTTAAGCTCTTGATCTTGCCGTAGTCGTAGGTTCCGCCTTCGACGGCGCAGCTCTGGAAGTTCTCGGCTACTTCCTTGTTCTTGGCCTCCAGCATTTCGCGACCCTCGCGGAGAGTCGCGGGTGCCGTGAACTTATCTGAAATCACTGATGCTACTCCTGCCCGAATCGGGCGAGTGATGCCATGAACGCCGCATGATCGGCTAGCGGGTTCAATGACGTTTCCTTCTCCGGCGGCTCAGTTGCGCTGAGGAGTTCCGACAGATCGGTGACGACCGACTGCATGGACTCCACCAACTCGCCCAGCCGCTTGCGGTTGACCGAACTCAGCGTCCGGCCCTCCTTGATCCGCAGGTCGGCAAGCTGACCTACGCGATCCCTGAAGGCGTCAACGGCGGCAAGCACCAGATCGCCTTCGTGTCCCATTGACAGTCCCTCGGCACTCTTGGCCCACGGGACGATAATGGATTCGTCGTCAAAGGTTTCTCGCATCTTCTCGTAGTACCGATCCACCACGTCTCTGATGTGGTCCTGATCGACCTCTGAGATATCGACGCCGCCGCGTGCGCCCTGAAGTACACCGGCAACCGCGAAGATGCCGCGCGGCACTGCGTAGAGTTTGTCCTCGGTGATGTCGGCGAACGGGAGCTTGAAGCCGCCAAAGCTGCTGTCGTCCTCCGGGTCATACCAGAAGAACGCCTTGGCGTATTTCGGCCAGTCGATCTTCTCCTTGTCGCCTGAGCCGTCGCTGCTGGCCCACTTCCGCACGCGGCCAATCGCGGCACCGCTGCTCCAGCTATAGTCCCGGTCGTACAGCGGGAGGTCGCCGAAGTCGGTGGCTGTCTTGACGGCGAGCGTCGCGGTGTTCTCGCCCGCTGCTCGCATGACTGGGCTGACCTCAAACGGTACGAGCTTCTTCAGGAACCGGACTTTCTCGTCGTCCTGCTCCCCCTCCTCGCTCTCCTCGACCGTGAAGCCATAACTCCACTCTGACCGGACCTCGTGGTCCTGCTCGAATTTCAGTGTCTCGTATAACTCGCGCCCGCCAACTGAGTCTAGGTTTAGCTGGCCCTCCGCGATTACCGCGTCGCCGTCCTCGCGGATCGTAGCCACGCCGACGGGTAGGTCATCACGAACGGCGCTGGAGTGATTGAACCGGCTAACGCGGACGGTAGCGGCATCGGCGAACGCACCCTTCAGGGTTACGTCGTGGTCTTTGTCGATGACTCCGAGGGTCGCGATGCGGGCGAGGAACAGGCCGGAGTCGGGACCGGCTTGCCCATTGACTTTTAGCTCAGTCTGGCCGGTCCACGTCTTCACCATACGGCGGTAGCCCTATCTTCTAGCGCCCCGCCGTCAGAACCACTTTAGGACTCGAAGCCAGATTGCACAACAACAAAAGCATTAGCATTCGGACTTGACGGTACGTTAAGTACCTTATATACTCCGTGTGTAGTAGTTGGAAACGGGGAGGCGCCATGAGAACCACCGATGCAAGCACCGCACGATCAGTCGAGATGAAGGCCCAGACGTTTGCACAAGCCAAGCCCGAGGCGATCCAGATCAGCCGCGCCAACCCCGGCAAATACATCACGGTTGTTTCGGCCTTCGGTGCCTTCGCCGGGATCAGCAACCGCCTCCACGTATTCGCCCCCAGCGACAGTTGCGTCGGCTGGTACGTTCTGAACGGTGAGGTCAAGTCCTTCACCGAGGCCCAGATAATCGCCGACCAGAACGCGACCCCGGCCCTGCACTAGCCCCGAAGCTTTCACAGAACAGCCGCCCCTCCGGGGGCGGTTTTCTCTACGCTCTATCGGCGGCTAGGCTATAAGCCAGCGGCAGGAAGACCCGGCGGCAATTCGGGTGAGCTACCTGCCATGCGTTGGCTTCCTTGATCGAGATCGTGCGTCCGTTGATATCCTCGGCTGAGGACTCGCCCGGCTTGAGTCCCGAGACGTGGTGCGTGAGAGCGCAGCCGGGGCCATCGGATACCTCGACCGTTCCCATGCCCACTTCTTTGTACCGATGCAGCGCCGCGCCGTTGTTGGCATACGCGAGTTCGGTGCGGGCAATGCACTCGGGTCTGCCCCGGTACAGCTCCTCGACCATGCCCTTCAGCGGTCGGTAGCCCACCTTGCGCGTCGCCGTCGAGCCGTAGGCGATCTCATACGGCGAATAGCCCGACGCCTGCCCTAGCGTGATGACCCGCTGAATACCACGGCGCGTCGCGTTGTTGATTTTGACGACCCGCTGAGCGCTCTGCTCGGTCAGGAAAAGCACCATCGGATCGGTGCCGACGATGACCGCCGCCCCCGCTAACGCGCCCGCTGCGTTCAGGCTCGTAACGGTCATTTCCAGCACGTAGGGTCGCGACGCGGCCACAGCGCGCAAGTCCTCGCTCACCCCGACTAATTGGCTAGCCGGGTCTTTGAACTCCCCCTCGGCGAAGCTACTAGACAGGTAGCCGCCGGACTCCATCCATGCGGTGGTCACGCGCTTGGCCTGTCCTCGGAAGAATCGGCGCATGGCGTTGCGAAACTTGCGCCCGATCACCTGCTCGGCTCGGCGCGTCTGCGCCACGATGCGTCGGCGCTGGGCGCGGCTAAGCTGTTTAGTCTGGTGTGTCGAGGACGGCGGCGACTTCCAGCGGATCGTCGAGCGCCCCGTTCGCATGGTCGTCAACGAGTACCTCGTACTTCTCATCATCGCCTTCAGCCGCTATTCCCGCACCGATCTCGATCTTGTTCAGCGGCATTATGTACACGTCGTCGCCGGGTTCTACCGGCAGGTTCAGCGCCGCACGAGCCTCACTGCGTTTCGCGATTGACCCCTCGACCAGTTCGCGCCAGCGCCGGGCCATGTCGGTCGCGTCGGCCTGAAGCACCCGCACGGAGCCATAGTCGAAGTACACCTCAGCCGTCGGGTCATCGTCGAAGTCGGGCAGCAGTTGGCTTGTGAAGTCGTCCGCGATGATCGACTGGATCGGGATCAACCCGCTCTCCCACGCCATCTCACGGGCTTCGCTCATGTTGGCAAACGTGCTGCGATCTAGCCCTGCACCCAGACCGGCGACGATGGCCGGGACGCCCAGCACGCCGCTGATCCGCTCCTCGGGGATTCGCCTGATCTCGCGTAGGTTCATCTCCTGCGGGCTGAAGCTGACCGTGGTCACCTTGGTGGCCCCTCGCATGATCATCAATCGGCCACGGTTGTCGGAACCGAACTGGTCGCCCCAGCGGTCGCGAATCTGTTCGAGGTCGGCGTCGGTGACCGCACCTACGCCTTCGCCGGGAGCCAGCACCACGCCGGGGATGGCACTGTTCCGAAGCAGCGCCGCCGTGAAGTTGGCTGCCTCGTCGTCGGTGAAAAGTTCCCTGAACACGCTCGCCAGCGGGCTGCGTCCCAGCTTGGTGTTGTCGGGGCTGATCCCGTAGCGGAAGTGAATGACATCATCAACGGCGAGCTTGGTCGATTCACCTGACCCGACGCTGTAATCGTAGTGGCTGATGAACGCATCGCCCTCGGCGGACTGGTAGCCCCGACCGGCATCGCGCGAGGTCGTCGCAGGGGCTAGCGTCGTAGACGGTGCCCACCAAAGCTCCACCACGTTGCCGCTCGCTGATCGCACCTTGATGATGTAGGCATTGCCGGTGACGATGAAGTCGGTGCAGAGCGCCATCCGAAGGAGCCGACCGCTGAAGAACGGGTTGGGCCGGTTGAGCAGAATCCGCAATGGGTGGTCTGGTACGGCGCTCACCTGCTGGGTTTCGCTGTCGTACCGGCGCACGCTCAGATCGGCTTCGGGAAAGGTTCGCGCCATCCAGTTGACGCACGATCCCACGATGCTTGACCGCAGGAGTGCGCTGGCATCCCCGTAGCTCGACTGGTAGTTGTACCGCGTCTGCGGTAGCAGCGTGCCCCCGCCAGCCGTATCGGTGGAGGTGAAGAACTTCTTCAGGCCGACGTTCAAGCCGACGCGATCCCAGAACCCGATATCAGATCGCTCCCCAGCGTTGCGGCGGGTGTCGCCAGCGCGAGACGGCCAGAGCTAGCGCGTCCACGGTATCGTCATGCGCCCCTTCTTGGGCAGCATACCGCGTTCCGGTGCGGGTGTACGTAAACTCGAACTGCTCTAGCTCGCTCGTGATCGCGCCGGGTGGGAACCGGATCGAGCGTTGCTGGATCGCCACGGCCAAGCCCTCAAACAACTGCTGCTTCGA